TAGACAGAGAGATCATAGCACTACGTCTGACACCACCTACTACAACTATCTGACCGATGAAACACATCAAGTCGTGACACTCCATAGAGGACAGCTTACGGCCTTGTGCATTCTTGAATGTCTGTACTGAGAAGTTAAACAACTCAACAAGAGGTCCAGGTCCACTAGCTCTACCACCAAATGTTTTGAGTCTAGCACCTGCAGGTCTGACCTTTGATACGTTCCACTTTGGTATCTCACCTGCCCATAGTAATGCTAGCAGTTGACGGAATGCTTTAGCCCAACCTTCTTTGCTATCCTTAACTACGATGGTAGTCTCACTGTCAAACAGTTGAGGTACTTCTGGTAGCTGCTGCACAAACTGACGCTCCACGCTGAAGCCTACGCCTGTACCACACAACAGTATGAACATAGCCTCATCGAAGGACTTGGGGTCATCAACTGGTAAATAACTACAGTTGTACCCTGCTGTGTTGTCTCTGTCTAGCGCAGCACCACTAGTCATCATGGCTCTCATGCTTGGCATTACATCCAAGTTAAGTATAGCTTGCTCTATCTGATTAACCCACGAGTCGTTGCCTAGCTTTGGACGTACCACGTTGTCAACGTAGCGCCCTACTGTTTCAGCCCATGACTCACGGCCTTTGCCATCCACGTACTTTGCGTAGCGTGATTGATGTATGAATGATTGATAGTCCGTTGGTAATAAGTTACTCATTTATCCTCTCCTATATTCGTAGGTGCGTACACCTCACCGTTATACTTACTTCCTGTTGCACCTTTGCCTGTCTCTACTCCGTTGTTACATTTGAAAACTACAAATAGTAGAAAAAATATTGCTACTAAAGTAACTCTCTTTGACCAAAGTATAAACAGTTCAAATGTTTTCTTTGCTTCTATCTCTGCTGCTTCTGATGGTTTCATTGTGGGTCAGTCCAAGGGTAGCAGGGTACTATGCTTTGCTTACAATACTTTGCGTTGTCTACTAGCAGCACAGGCAACACACAGATCACAAATACACAAAAAAGAAAAGGCCATATCAAACCTTTCATGTCACAGTAGTTCATCTATTATCTCCGCTTCCTTGTATAGTTCCTCTATCCTGTCTGCTCTTCAGCTTTGACAAGTTCTTTAACGCCACCTCTGCCATGTCTATCTCTAGGTCACGACACAGCGCAGCAATATACCACAATACATCACCAATCTCTGCAGCAATAGCATCCTTGTTGAACGTACCATCACGCAACATCTTTTTGATCTTACCCTGTACCTCACCTGCTTCATTACCCAATCCCAACGCAGGGTAAATAATAGGATCAGTATAGATAGCAGTCTTAACTGCTTGCTCTTGATAGTATGACATGTCAATTATAGGTGACTGCATGTCTGCAAAATGATCCATGTCTTCCTGTGTTATCATTGTCTCTCCTTCACTACTAAATTCTGTATTCTAATATCATCTACATCATGCATAACATTACTTACTAAGTCATGCACATCTTCTGTATGTCCTTCTTCGTGAGAAGATAAGAAGTTGTTGTCCTCATCTACCTCCATCACATACGTGACGCTAAACTTGCGTATCATTTGTGCTTCTCTTTATATACCTCAATAAGTTTATTCAAATACCATTGTGCCTTTTGTAAATCTTCTAGACCGTTCTTGTATTCATACCTCCACACGTACTTCAGTATGTTACCTTGTAGGTATCCTTCTTTGTTATGGTTAGTTGCAGCAAGGATAGCATCAATACATTCTATACCTGCTTGGTTGTAATGAGGTGGGCTGTTTACTAAATCAGTCATGCTTCTCCTAACGTCTTTGTCCACTTGGTTAACTTAATTATGTTACCATCTGTGGTATACTCTCTTTCTTTCGCAAGTGCAAGTTCTGATTCAGCATACTGTTCAGGAAACATTTCTTTTAGTATAGTATGCCTTGCGTCATCAAAGTACTCCACAAGTTCAGGGTATTCTTCTAGCACTACTGTAGTTGCAGCCATAGTTAACGCATAGTCCATAGCATTTCTAACTGCTTCAGGATTTTTTGATTCACCAAATACCAATCCTGTTCTTAGTATTCCTGTCCACTCATCCTTTTCTAGCTCAGGACTTATGACTATAGCTACATCACCGTCCTTTATTTCGTAACCCATTAGGTTCTCCTTTTAACTATGACACGCTGATGTTTCATCCGCTTGCCTTTTTCTATCAGCCATCCTTCAGGTATGATACGATGCGCCCACTTAAAGTTCTTCTGTTCACACCAATCACAGTATCTTGATTTAGCTCCTTTGTATAGCCTGGCTTTAGCGTTGCTGAATACAAACCTGATGTCTAGCTTTGGATGTTGCCTCTGTATCTCTATGTGTTTGCGTCTATCTGATGCGCTAAATATTCCTTTAGTCTCTATTATTATTCCGTTATCTAACTCAAAGTCAGGAGTGTATGTGCGGTAGCGTAAGTCTTCCCACTCTATCTTTATCTTCTCATACTCTACTGACTTCTGTCTTGTCTTTAGAAACGCAGCAGCCTCTTGTTCAAGACCGCTACGATATAATTTTTTATTGTGCCTACGCTGCAAGGCCATCACCTATGAAAACATAGTCAACTTGTGGTGGGTTTTTAGCCTTGGATACCCTTGAAGGTAGTGTCTTTAAACTATCCCAACACTTATGCTTGAAGCTACAAAACTTACATGCACTGTTAAGTACCAGGTTACCTGATTGCTTCTTAAAGTATGTCTCAGGTACAGGCTCAAAGCATCTTTTGAAAGGCTCATCTTTCTCTATGTAATTTACCGTTTCTTGTATGTCCTGTATTACCTGCTCAGAGTCAACCTCCGAAGCACTGACATACTTAAACTCACCGTTGCCTTTGTTGACCACCCACCAACCGCCTACTTCTTTTCCTGCGGCCTTAGAATAGCCCACTAATTGTGGTATGTAACCGAAGCCATCACCCTTCTGTAAAGATTCGAATGAGTCAAACTTGTTAGTGTATGACCAAGGTGATGCAGACTTAACATCATCTATCTTGCCATCCATTTCCATGTCGTACTCACCCTGTATCTCCTGTCCATCGGGTAGCTTGAGTGTGACAGTATCATTGTCTTTGAACTCAGCACCTGCTGCACGTAGCAACCCTTTGAACACAGCCTCAACTAGATCACCTAGTATCATGTTCATCAGGAAGTGTGGAGGTAGGGGTATCTTATCTTCAGGATCATTCTTCTCGAACCATAGCTGACACTTGGGCTTACCTATATTAGACATACGCAGTCTGAACGCATCACGTGGTGGTGAGTTAAACTGTTTGTCCAAGGCAGCTTTAACATCGGAGGCAACCATATCGGCTACCTCCTTTGTCATTGTAGCTTCACCCTTCATAGCCTTTTGCAAGTAGCTAAAGACTTGTAGTTCAGCAGGGTGATTCATTACTCATCAACCTCTACGAAGTCATTGTTGAGTATGCCCTCGACAAGTTCTGCTTCACCTGCCAAGACCTTATCGTTAGAGCGATCATGGTGTAGGTCAAGTATCTTACCATTGCTATACTCAATGAGTTCTAAGAAGTCTTTCAAGGTATCATTGTCATCACTAGAAAGTTCAACAGCGTCACCTGTGGTAGCTTTGATCTTACCAAACTTAGCACCTGTAGGTATGCTGTCTTCAACACCCTCTAGATTTATAGTAGACATAATGGGTAACATGTTCTTCTTCTTAAAGTTATTCATTACACCATTGATACTCTTTAAGCTGTCACGATTCTTTACATCCATGACAAATGGTATGGACTCTACTTTGTCCAATGGTTCACCCTTCTCATTCATAGGGCTGTCCAGTGTGACAGTACCGTAGTACACAACGACACGCTTGACTGAGCGTATCACTTGCTTGGTTGCATCGTCTAGTGCATTGAAGTCTTCGATGTAACCAGTAGGTCTACCTAAGTTGAACCCACCAATGCTATCCTTCAAGTCACCGTTGAGGGAGTTAGACATAACAGACTTCTCCATTTCTTCGGTGTCACTGTTCCAACGCTGCCACTGGTTGCGCTGTGCAAAGACACGTACAGTTGCACCGTTACTGTAGACTGTATCATCCCCTGTCTTGAGGGTGAATGCACCTACTGGTACTACCTCTGTCTTTATCATCTTACCATTGAGTTCTACCTCACCCATGATAGGTTGATGCAACATTCCTAAGCGTGATATAGATGGTAGAAACTCTGAGTTACTTGTCTTTATAGACACACCCATCAGTTCTGCCATCGACTGACCACGCTCTGTTGCTATTGCTAATTCATTACTCATTCTATATCCTTTTCTATAGAGTCAAAGAGTCTTAGTTATACACTATATATCAACTGTGTCAAGCCAGTTGTTACCTATTTTTGCTTCTAAAAGCATAGGCACATTCATTTCTATACCATATGTCTCCTCTATGATTTTGTTTAAGTCTTGATTCATGGTCCAGACCAAAGATAACACTAGGTCTTTCTCATCAGGATGAACGTCAACCACCATAGAATCGTGTACAGTATTGACTAAACACGACTTCATATGTCGCAAACGTTCATGCATTTCATTGAGTACCACTGGCACTACATCACCAGTAGCGAAGCCTTGGACTGGGTAGTTCTTTATCATGGTGAAGTGCGTTGGTACACCACTGTGTCGTCTTGTCACATCAGGGAAAGCGTACTGTCTGCCTGATATGTTCGTGATCTTCAAGAAGCGTAGTGCTTCATCAGCCAGGTTCTTGTGCCAGTTAGCTATGCCTTTGTACTTATCGTTGAAGTGGATGTAGTAGGTAGCCTCAGCTTTTGTACGTCCGTAACCGCTTGCCCCAAAGAGTGGTGCAAACGTGTGTTCTTTAGCTGCTTGACGTGACGTTGGTTGTCCTGCATCAGTGATAACTTTTGCTGTGTAAGCATGTACATCGAAACCAGTTGAGATTTCTTCCATCGCTGTTTCATCCTGTGCCAAGAACGCTGCTGTCCTAAATTCGAGTTGTGCAAAGTCGGCCTCCATAATTAATCCGTTGTTGAATCTTGATACAAATACTTTCTTTACTGGGAACGTACCTCCTCTTGGCATGTTCTGCATGTTGGGATTCCTACCACTGAATCGTCCAGTGGCTGTGATGTGCTGCGTGAGTCCAACATGTAAGAACCCACTCGGTTTTGTATATGTTCGTATTCCGTTGACAAAAGCTGATAGGTAAGAAGAGATAGCATTGTGACGTTTAAGATCAGAAAGAAAACTAAAAGCCTCGTCCATCTTATTTTGTTTAGCAGTTGAAGATAGTACATCTAGCTCATCCTTTCCTGTGTTAAATCCATTAGCACTAATCCACTTCTTGCTTGGCGCAGTGAAGCGCAGCCCTGCTATCTGCTGACTGTCTTTTAATCTGTATCCTTTTGCATCACAATCTTTGCATTTATTAGGTCTAGCAAACTTCGTTCCATCTTTTTTAAGTCTGTATACTTTGCCTTGCCCTTCGCAACTAGGGCAGGTGTATGCCGTAGTCCTGTAGATCGGGGACGAGTTGGCTTCAACGGCATCCTTAAACTCTTCTTGTGTCTGTGTGAACTCGAAGAGATCAGCCCATTCCTTTTTGTCATGTACCCTTCTGCTAAAGAGAACTTGCGACTTCTGTTCAGGTGAGCGTAAGTTAATCGGAGTGTCCCCCATAACTTCCCTGACTTTCTTTTGTAGCCTTGTTTCAATCTCCGCTTTCTCATCTTCAAACTCCTTTGCTACTCGTTCCAACTCTTGAAGATCGACTTTGAATCCTGCAGTATAGATTTCGGTAAGGGTTCTGCAGGTATTGAAGGTAACTCTTTTGACTGTACTAAGGGAAGATGCTTCGGGAAGTGAAAAGTCTCTTTCTTGGGCATGGAACAACTCGCAAGTAGTAAGCAAATCATGCTTGAGATAATGGCATAATTCTTCCAGGGGTATTTCATTTGTGTTCTTTCCTTCTTTAAAATATTTCTTGAGGGTATCATCCTTCTGTACGTCTAGTTGTCTGCGTTCTGCACAAGCTTGTAGGCTTAGTCCGTTACGCTGTCCACGATCTAGTAAATACTCAGCAAGCATTGTGTCATAGATGTCACCATCATACCTGAAACCACACTCCCATAGCCACATCAAGTCATGCTGTGCGTTGTGCATGATGAGCAGCTTGGTGTTATCTAACGTCCACTGTATATCAAGTTTGTTAAAACCTGTATCATCTTTTAGTTCATCGTGGTCTAGTGTTTTGATAGTGAGTGTAGCTTGAGGATTATCAGCATCAAGCATACCAACCTGTACCAAATAATTCTCAGGCTCGAAGGGGTCAAGATGTACCTTGCCATCACGATGCGTGACTGTATTCTCTACGTCTA